ATCTCCTGCAAAAGTTGCGTTTTGTGAACTATCTAAAGTTAAAGCAGTTGTTCCACCACTGGTCATAAAAGTTAAACTTGAGCTACTACCTAAGGCACTTATAGAACCAACTAGATTCGCTGATTTAAATATAGCCACACCACCATTACCAGCATCATTCCCTGATTGTACCATTATTCCTTCAGTATCTACTAAACTATCTTGATTTACTGTTAATTTAGCTAATGGAGTATCTTCATCTATTCCTATTTTACCCCCAGATGTTATATATATTGCTTCTGAAGTTGCGTTATCATCAATACCTGTTGATGTAAAGTTAGTTATCTTATCTCCTGATGTTATAGCTATATCAGTTCCTCCTGTAGTATTACCTATTGCAAGTATTTCTGCTAAAGTATCTTGACCTTCTACTGCTGCATCTACATATCCTTTAGAAGCTGCATCTGTACTTGCACTTGGAGTAGCAGGTATTGTAACTTGGTCACTAAATGTTTTTACTCCACCAATAGATTGATTACCAGTAGTCATTACTGCTCCTGCTGCCAATACATTAGTAGCATCAGTTACATCAGCACTCGCTTCAATACCATTTAACTTAGTTTCATCAGCATCTGTAAAAGCATTAGTATTTGCATTACTTTCATAAGCAGTTTTAATTTCAGCAGCAGTTTGGTCAGCAGTTGCACCAGATTCTATTCCATCTAGCTTAGCTCCATCTGTAGCAACATCTCTACCATCAACTGTTCCTGAAAGTATTATATCTCCTTCAAATGTAGCGTCTTGTGAAGTGTCTATTGTTAAAGCTAATGTTTCTGCTGTATTAAATATTAAGTCACCTGTAGCTGTAGTTACTTCATTACCACCAGAACTTGTAATTATTCTTAAATCATAGTCATCAGAGTTAGGTGCTTTTAAATCTATATAGCCACCTGAAGCTCCTCCTATTTCTATTCTACCAAAAGCAGAGCCTTCAACACTAATTACATCATCTACATCTAATGTTCCGTCAATATCTACATCACCACTAAAATCTGCTGTTGTAGCACTTATACCTCCAACAAAAGTTGCATCTTGTGAAGTGTCTATTGTTAATGCAGTACCTCCGTTTTGTAGAAACTTTAATGTATTGTTTGTGTTACTACCAATTACAACTTCAGAACTACTAGCATAGAATATACCCTGTACATTATTTGTTGTGTTTTGAATAGACAACGTTGGAACTCCAGAATTTTGAATAACAACATTTCCTGAAAAATTTGCACCTGTACTAGATATAGTACCTCCTATAAAATTACCCTCTAAATTAGCAATTAAAGTAGCTACTGCATATCCTGTTCCACTAGTGTTTACTGTTGTAGTAGGTTCAGCTTCTAGTCCTTTAAATAACCTGTATTTACCTGTTAGAGCTTCTCTAAACAGTCCTGAGTATAGTGTAGTACCAGAAGGAGTATATTTGCCATAAAAACCTATGTCAACTGCATCTGTAGAAGTGTTGTTATTTGCTAATACAATTAAAGGGTCTTTTACCGTTAATGTATCTGTTCCTACTGTTGTAGTGCTTCCTTCAACTACTAAGTTTCCAATGACTGTTAAATTGCTACCTATTTTAGCATCTCCAAAGATGTGAAGATTTAATCCTGATTCTGGAGTAACACCTATACCTACTTGAGTAGTAGATACAAACACAGGAGAATTGTTACCAAAACCATCAGTTAGTTGTTTGGCTGAAGTAGTTATATTTCCATTATCAGAAAACTTTACAAGTGACTGATAGGTATTTTTTATTTTATTTCCTGAAAGTGTAGCCATTATCCTTCTTTTTTAAATAAGTTAGTAATTTTTTTACATTAACCTCTTTAGGTTTGTAATTCTTCTTTATAATACCCATCCGTGAAATCCTGTGTCTTTATCTGGATAAATATCTTGGTTAGAATTACTATAATACTCATCAAATTTAGATGGTGCATTATAAGTCATATAGTCAATAAATCTTTGTGCATAATACTCAGCAAAATCTCTCTCCTTTTGAATTAAGAAATCTATCTCTTCTTTATTAGCTATCTGACTGTTTTCAGAGTTATGTTTATATACACCTCCATTTGATATAGAATAAGCTGCAAACGGCAAGTATTCAACCATAGCAAAGTGAATTAACATGGGTTGTATATAGTCGTTAACTAAATCTAAGTAATCACCAGTTAAATTTCCTGCTATTATATCAGCACTTATCTTGTCATATAAATCTGTGCCTAAATAGTTTTGTACATGAATTTCTTGAGCCAAACTAATAAACTGTATAAATTTATCTGTATCTACATTTGAATTTAATGCAGTATTCTTAACTAAATCTGACCTTTTTATAAATAGTGCTGTTGCCATTATTCTTCTATATTTATTTGTTCTTCTTCTATTTTTGCACTATCATCTTTTTTTATTCCTGTTTCTTTTTCTATTTCTGCATCTGTAACAGCATTAGTTAAATCAGTAAATTCTAAAGGTTGTAGTGTTTTAAAGTATATGTCTAATTCAATTCCGTTATACATTAATACTTTTTCTAGTTCATCTAGTATAGTAACTTGCATCGGTCTTATAACTGTATTATCCATAAGTAAAGATGCTGTTTGTAGTTCTTCAGCATTGTTTCCTAAACCTGTATTATCTTTTATACCTACAAGCATAGGAGATACAATTCTATGCGATACCATTACCTTTCTCATAGATTCATCACTAAGAAACTTATACTGCTCATGTGCGTCACTTAATATCACTGGCTCAATACTTGCAGAAAGCTCTTTGCTATCATTAAATGCCAATATAAATCTACCAGCATTAGAAGAACCACTAAATTTTTCTTGTATGTTTTGTTCTATAAGAGACCTTTGTTCTTCTGTAGGAACACCATTATTAAAATTAATAAGCATACTTGGGGCAAGTCCATTTTGTATATTATTTATATGATAATTCGCTATCTCTTCTTCTAGTTCTGCGTATTGTAAACCTCCTTGATAATCTACTGGTGAATAGTAATAAAATCCAGCTCTATAAGGTTTAATATATAATATTTCTAATCCTGAGTTGCTTGTTCCAAATGCAGGTATTCTTTTAGGGTTCATCTTGTAGTTAACCTCTGACCAATCTTTAGCATAGTAATAACCTTGTATTTCACCCTTGTTATTTGCTTTCTCTGCCCTTAACGTCTCTACAGGTATATGTTCTACTTGCACAATCTTTTTCCTGTCCTTAGAATAGATTATTTGAATTGCAGCCTGACCCATCATTTTATAGTCGTAGCATACTTTTTTCATACAAGATTTAGTAAAGAGTTCTTTCATCTCTATGTAATCTTTACTCTTTGTATCTTCTTCTACAGCATCAAGCCCTTTACCATATATCATTTCAGCAATACCATTTATAGCGGCATTGTTTGTGGGGCTTCCGTTATATCTATCTATTAAATAACTAAAATAATTATTGTCATCTCCATATTCTACCCAATCTCTGTTGTATTGTTCTTTTATTTCAGGTCTTGTATAAGATGACATGTTGACTATGTGTATCTTTCCTTTTTCTACTTTAGGCAAAGAGTTATTGTATCTTTTTTTTGCCATTTTATTTACTTTTCTCATATTATTACAAAATCGTTATCGTATGTGTTTTCTGTAGTGTATTCTCCAGAGTGTACATCAAAGGTATTAAAATTAGTTTGATTTGTACAGAAAATAGAACCTCTATATATTATCGTAGAGCCACTTTTAATTACAAATGAATAAAACCTGTCCTCAACTAAAGAAAAGCTCCCTGTAAGCGTCATATAGCCGTTAGAATTAGCTACAGTAACAGAAACAGCACTTGTGGTTCTTTTAGACTTGTCAGTTAATTGAAATGTAACCGAGCTTGGTGTACTTCTAGGAATTACCTTAAAACTCTGAGCATCTGTTGATGTTGTTAATATAACCATATTATAAGTAACAAATAATACTTAATTTGTTTTCATAAAAAAAGGGACACCGAAGTATCCCTTTAATTTCACCTAATTAAATTTAATTATTAATCATTACTACCTTCTGTAATAGTTACAGTTCCTGATAATCCAGCAAATTCACTGAATGGAAAAGTAGCAGCAGTAGAAAGAACTTCCATAAAGTTAGATGGTTCTCTTTCCATAGCAGACAAAGTAAGTGTGTAACCACTTAAATCTCCCATAGCAGCTCCAGTTACAATAGTTCCTCCTGATACATCAGCACCATGCTCTAAACCCATTAAAAACACATTACCGTTATAATCTTCAACAGCAACGTGAGGTCTTCCGTAAGCTAATAATTTTAATTCTTTATTATCTTCTTTAGATAATTTGTGTAGTGTAAGATTCAATGTTTGTTCAAAGAATGTAGTTCCGTTTTCTCTTGATGCGGTAATATTTTGCTCAAAAGATGAATTTCCTTTAACTTCATATTTAAAAGCTGTTAAATTGTTACTAGAATCTCCTGTCATATCTGTTATTTCATCATCGGTTTTAGTAACCGTACCTAAGTCTCCAAAGTCAACAAAATAAACATTTTTAATACCACCAACGACATCTTTACAAGGTTCTTTTCTACCTATATTTAATCCACAAGCCATAGTTTTATTATTTATTATAAAAAAAGGGTAAGCAGATATTTACCTACCTACCCTAATTTTTGGTTAATTTAATTTATTAAGAATAAAGAACTATATCAGAACCTATTCCGTACTGTACTCCAGCAGTAAATCTCATAACAACTCTTACGTTTTGAGAACCGTCTAGGTCAGCCATATCTATCAACTTAACTTCGTTGTGGTCAGATAAAAGACCTGTTCCAAAGAATAAGTTAGATTTTTCAGCAGCAACTGCTTTATTGTCACCAAGTCCATTAGCAACAAATAATTTTACACCATCAAAAGATAATGCTCCATTTTGCCACCACATAGTACCTTGATTAGATACACCGTTAGCTCCAATGCTAGATACATTTTCACTTCCAGCAGCGTTTTCTAAGATTCCAAATCCTCCTAGTGCTCTTACGTAAGCTCTAGCAATATTTTGAGACACATAGATGTATAAATCTTCTTTTCCGTATAAAGCAGAAGGAATAGCGTCAACTATTTTTCCTAGCTCTGCAATTACGTTAGCAGAAGTTACAGTTCCAGCAGCAACGTCAATAATATCTCCGTCAGCAGCCATTAAAGTAGAGAACCCATCAAATTCACCAGCGTTAGCGTTAACACCAGACCAGATGTTGTTTTCTGTTTTTTCAGCAACTAATCCAGAAACATGACCAATTAAGTAGTCACTGAATTTAGGAGGTAAGTTGTCAAAAGCAGAGTATCCCATAGATACAGCTTCCCAGTCACTTCTAAAGTCTTTCTTACAAAGCTCTAGGTTTACTTGGAATTCTTCTGGTTGTAGGATTCTTTCAGTTAATGTAATAGTTGCAGTATCAGTAAAGTCACAAGTTGCGTCTTTGATTACGTTAGAATCAGTAGCAATCTTTTTGATTACCTCTTTGAACTTTACATTTGGTTTGATTTCAATACCACCTCTATCAAGTGTAACACCTGATAATAAAGCAGCAGAAATGTACTTGCCTGCAAATTCGCCAGCATAAGTACTTGTAATTGATGTAGTAGTAGCCATTTTTTAATTGTTTTTGTTTTAGTTTATTTTAAATTAGCAATTCTGTTCATTACTCTATCTCTAGTGCTCATTACTTTGTTTTGACCATAAGATTTAAAGTTTTGTTTTACTTCCCCTTCAGGGTTGTGTGCGATTGGTTCTGAAGCTGGTTCAGCAGATAACTTCTCTATTTTGTTTTGCATAGATAGTTTTTCTTCACCGTAACCTAATTTCATTTCCTCAATCAATCCTTTTAATTCAGAGATTTTAGAATCAAACTCGTCTCTCCCAACGTATTTAGTTTCATCCATTTCAATTTCTTGAGAAGCTTCCTTTATAACTGGAACTTCTTCTTGTAATTCTTCAGAAACAACTTCTTCAGTAGATAATTCCTCTTTAACTTCTTCTTGGCAGGCAAGTTCTGTTAATTCTTGAGATAATTTTTCTTCTTCTTTAATTTGTTCCGAAAGATTTACTTCTTGATTCACTTCAACTTCTTTTACTTCATCTTTCTTAACTAGTGATAGTTTTTCCATGATGTCGTTCAAAATTGATGTAGCTTTAGTGTTTT